GTTCGAAGTGGTTTAGTTAAAGATTATATTTGTACTAAAATAGATAGAGGATACGAATAATAAGGAGGGGGCAATTAAGCCCCTTTTTTATTTCTCTTGAACAGGGAATATTACAGAATCACCATCTTCAGTAGTTTCTCTATAAATGATATTCTGACTCTCGAGCATTTTTAATACTCTCTCTACTTGCTCTTCTGCCGACATTTTAGACTTATATGACAATCCATCTTCATAGCCCAATTTATAATAAATCCCACTAGTTTTGTATAGTCCGTAAGCAAAGAATACTAATAGCGCTACAATCATCCACACATCAAAAGTCATAATATATCATCCTTTATTTTTTCAATTCTTTTAATCTATCCGCGGCATACTTCACTTTACGTTTAGCGTTTGCTGATAGGTCTTTTTCTTTCTGCATTGTTTCAACAAGATCTTCTAGTAGATATCTTAGAGTTCCAATCATCTGAGAGTCGTTTAAACCCTCTTGTAATTCATCAAATGTTTTCATTTTTAATCCTATACGTTATGCTTTACCAATAACACACTATATGATGCTGTAAATCTACCGTTATTTGAGCTCATGGCAATCTCCTATAATATCATCATTATTTATAATGTTTAATATTGCGTTTCCGTGGAATATGCTTCCAATCACCTTGTCCTTGATTACTCATAATATAACTTCTTACATATACACTACTAACACATACATTACTACAATCAATAATATAGAATATCCTAATAAACTAACTAGGAAGTCGCCAATTGTTTGAGCCGAGTTTTTGGGTGGTTTTACACACACTTCTTGAACCTCAGTCTTCGGTTCATCACGCTGGTTGCTTAACTGTTCAATCAATTTAGCCTGCTGTTTAATCAATTCGGCATTTTGTTTTAGCACTGTATCTAAATTTGTATCATTACTCATAATATAACTCCTAGTCATGTTCAACAATATTAGTGGTGAATAGTTCATCAGCGTTTTCACCCATTTCACGGAAAAACTCTTCTTGTACGTCTAAAGCTTCAGAGTACGTTTTAATATGGCTAACATAACAGTTAACCATATCCCCACGTGGATCATTAGCCGGTAGGCCTGTGTTTTTATAAGTGATTGCGTACATAATATTTTCTCCATTTCTTTATTTCTTATGAATATTATAACACACAATAATCGAGATGTCAACCTGTATGCATTAAAAAACCCACCGAAGTGGGCTTAGTTATACGTTATAATTTACAGTTAGTAAAGTCGGCCTGATACCAATTGGCTTGAGCTTCAGGGGATTTATCCTTCTGCCATTTCTTAGTCTCATCATTATATGCACCGACGCGTGAACTAATTTCTTTAACAACTTCGGCCATAACCTTATCACCATCATATCCATACTTAGCGATCTCACCGTATGCAAACACAATAATATCAGCCATTGCATCGATGCGGCCATGATCATCTTTGGCTTCTAGGAACTCTCCCAATTCTTCGACAATCATAGCCAAGAATCCATTACGGTCTGGCTCTTGTTGTGTAATCAGTCGTTCATCAGACCACTCTTTAATCATTTCAAAATTAGTACTCATTATGTTCATCCTCTTTCATTTTAATAGAAGCTTCTTTAGGGCAATATAATGTACCATACATTCGTAAAGCCACCTTAGACACTTCCCATCCTTCAATTAATTTAAATAGTGATTCACTATCATCAATATAAAACCACGCAAATTTTATTCGCCACCATATATTCACTTATCAAACTCTCACGCAGACCAGAAAAAACTATTCTTTGTATTAAATGTATCATTGGTCATAATCCAATTTCCATTTATATAATTATACACCACATTAGATTTAATGGCAACACTTTTCTCAAATTTAGTTGAGCTAAATGACCCAGTCTCTTCATTAATGAACATTGGACTATTGTCATTACGAAACAGATTTAATTCATTATGATGATGCCATAAGCAAGCAAATGCACCATCAGCATCTGATAATCCATCAATACCATCTTCATTCAATATACGAACCAACCAACGAGTATCCCATACAATGGCTTCATTATACTTCTGTTGCCATTCTTTAACCATGTAGTCTTTAATGATACCATTATGCCATAGCATATCATTATTATAAACAGCAGGATGTACCGAGTCTATATCTCGAGCATCAGTAGTAGGAGCTTGCTGATGTCCTACCCATAATACATTATCATAGGATTCGTCAATCATATCAAACTCACCTATATTACGGATCAATTGTTTAAATGATTTAGTAGATGTATCATAAGCGCCAATAGAGTATGAATGCCCACCTCTGTAAGCATTCATAGCGGCTAACTTTAGGAATTCCTCTTTACTGGTAGAACCAAAGATAGCACACATTATATCACTCCTTCCATGGTATATTAACTTGATATGATACAGGATCTTTCATACCCACATCCATAAACGCTTTAATCCTTTCAGCACAAGATGGACACTTACCACATGATTCACCTTTATCATTAGGATTATAACAAGTAAGTGTATTAGCCAATAGATCTTCCTTACCCATTTCTTTACAGATAGCAATTTCATCAGCTTTTGATAATAAAGAGAATGGAGCCAATACTTCCACTTTATGTGTTCTATTCTGTTTAGCTACTTCATTAACAGAGTCTACAAACTTCTGTGTAGTATCCCAGTAACCATATTCATCATGTACCTGTAAACCTGTAAATACATGAGAAGCATCACTAGCTTCTGCCTGAGCCATAGTCAATGATAATAAAATCATATTACGGAAAGGCACATAAGTCTTTGGCTGAGGATCACCGAGCACATCCTGAATAGTAGGCATCGCTACATCAGAGCCTGCAATATTAGCTGAGATGGGTTCAGCAATCTTACCCAGAATGCCTAAATCTAATACCTTATGGGCAACACCTAATGACTCACATAGATCTCCGGCTCTATTCAACTCTTCTCTTTGTTTCTGACCATAGTCATAACTAAGAGCGACCACATTCTCTGCTCCATACTTCTCGACAAGCATCATAGTCATAATACCTGAATCTAATCCCCCAGAGAGAACAGCAAGAACCTTCTTGTCTGTAGCTGGCAATTTACTTAATGCATCATTTAATGTCATTCTTCATCTCCTTATCTCTAAGATCTTTAATACGTTTAATCTCTCTCTGAATATACCATTCAGCCTTAGTTAAATCCTCTATCTCTTTAGTTAGAGCATCATAACCAATTTCAGACTTCTTACCGGCTCTGCTAATATACTTAACAGCATTCCCTCGGCTAAAATTTAATTTAGCCGACTCAATAAAATCAATAGTGGACACGCCACCATCGCCTTTATAATGGTCTGGATTAATCTTGTCTGCCATTCACAATCTCCCTGAAGCTATCTACATTATTATACAACATAACCATGTCAATGTCACGCGATTTTAATTCATAAGTTGAGTCAAATGTTGAATGGGGTTTAACCACAATCCCTTATCAGTATACTTGTAACCATCAATGGCAGCCATAATAGGATTACTGGTATCCACTGAATACACCCAATCATAATCTTGATACTCTAAGAACTCTCTAGCAGTCCAAGTACCCAATAAGTGATGTTTAATGGAAGTATCAATATGACCTTCTTCTACCATACGCTTTAATAATGAAATACGTTCGGCCGCTTGTAGTAATGGTTCTTTAGGAACCCATGAGTATACAAAAGGAATGCCTAACATGGAGAAACCCATGCCTTTAAACGCGTTATAACACTCAATAAGAGACTCTTGGGAATCACCTTGGGCTACAGCCATAGTACTAATTATCGCGTCAGGATAAGCTTCTATGAAGGCTGTAGTGCGCTCTATTGTCTTGTCTTTATCCCCCAAGACATCAGGTGCTATAACAATAGATGGATTTAATTCTTTATACCATTTATATAATAAGTCATTATCCAGCGACTCTCCCAATTCAAAGCATGAGTTATCTAAGTATAAGTGTCCATCATAATTCATGGCTGCATCTGCATAGTGCGAATCTTCTTCAAGCTTATGCAATAAGACATACATATAATCATTGATTAGATCATGGTGTTCAGATTTCATTAGAGCCAGCGGCATTTCATGGCTTATTAGTTTTTTTTGCATTATATACTTCCATTTCATTATCAAATTTAAATACTGCATTATACTCGGCAATATGGTCAAAGAAT